AAACACTTGCTCTAATCCATTAGCCAATTCTAGTACAGCGTCAAAATACAACTTTAATAACTCAGTTTCTTTGTAACGAGTTATTAAGCGTTTTTTTGCTAACTCTATATGGTTTAAAATAGTCATTACATACGCCTATAGTATACTAATGTTGCCTTCTTCAAATGTGGCTATTTCTCTAACGTCGATAGGTACGTTAATCGTCCCAAGCGGGTCTGGATCTTTTGAGATACGAACCAGCACAATAGAATGCCCCGGTACAAAATTAATAGGGGTGTATAATTCAGACAATATTACGTCGTCACCGTTCTCAAACCCACGCCCAGCTAATAACAACCCCGCAGCATAATCTATAATGTTTTGTTTTATTTGAGTATCGCCGCTCGCCGGATAATCAGAGTCTTTAACTAAAGTAATTTCTACTAAAATAGGAATTTCGTCCGGAATGGTGTAATTAATATCAACAGGCACGCCTTGACTATCCGTTGCTGGCACATTGGTATTGCCTACGTACGGAATCCCCGGGGTTTTATTTAATAGCAGCACGTCTTTAATCTCCGTACTATCGCCGCCTCTTACTATCGCTTCAATACTATGCGCGGGAACGCCGTTAGCATCTGGATCTACATTTGTATCATTCTCCAAAACCAGTGCCGTTATTACATTATCTAGCGCTTCTAATTGCGCTCGCGTTGCATCAATAATACGTTGTCCGTTTATTGAGGTAGAACGAGCACGCCTAGCCCGTAACTCCTCGTTACTTTCTTCGTTAGTTCCTAATGTCGCGTCCTCATCATTGGTGACAGACGCCCACCCAGAAACGGGAGTAAAGATAACAGTTAAGGTATCGGCTTCTGCCTCTATAGGGCCTGTCGTTAATGCACGCGCAAGCACCTCATCACTACCACCCGTCAAAGTAACATCGGCAATGGTTTCAAAACGTATGCTACTATCGTCAATCGCTTGCACTTGAGACCCTGCGGGAATTAACGTACTTACAGACCCTACTACCGTTAGCGTCACAGTGGAGTATGTAGCCGGCTGCTTGGTAATTAAGTTATATTGCACCAAGTTCTCTAAAGCCGTATCTAATGCGGCAGAAGGATTGAGCGCATTAAATGAGTCTTCGGCAATATCCCACAACAATGAAAACTCTTTAGCGAAACCCGCTATAAGTTGACCCTGTTTTGTTTCGGGCCTGACTTTAAAATTAGATCCGTATACGCCTTTAAATAGACCTTCTAATTGCGTCACTAAATCGTCGAGGCGTTTTTTGTGGAAACCTTCGGGGGTTAGTCCGTAGCTAGACATTTATAGTTACCTCTTCAACTGAATCATAAATAGTTTTGAATGAGAAAACTAAAGACACTTTTCTTGTGCTAGAGTTAAAATCCAATTCAAAAGTTAATAGTTCGGTTATTTCGTTATCCGCTAATATGGCGTCTTTTAAAATCGACTCCACATTATTTATATTGGTGGGCTTAATAAAAATTTCTTGAAAGTACGGTACACCGTGCAAACGATCTAAAAAGAAATCATCCCTAAAACAAGTTAACCGCTCATGTAAATTTTGCACTAATTGAGAAGCGTCGTTTACTATGAAAAACTCGCCGTTTCTAATTATAAAATCATTATTACTATCGCTTGCAAATGAACTAGCCATTATGTCGGCCCTAAAGTAGATTGTTGTGTGTCGCCGTTTGAATCCGGAAGTTGCATATGACCATGGGAATTAAAAGATTTTCCGCCGCTTATGTGATCTGCCGCCGTACTGGTTCCAGATGTATCTAAATTACCCGTTATATTTACGTCCCCGGTAAGATTAATATTAGCTGCGACTATCTCTAAATTCCCATCAACCCCAAGTATTAACTTAAGGTTATTATCTCGGTTACGTAATACTAGGTTATTCGCATCGTAATCATTAACCACGCTTTTATCGCTTGTCTTAACCGGCAAAAAATAAGCGTCACTTTCATGATGCATACGTATATCGTTAGGTCTACGTACGTCACCAAATCGTATCCACGCATCTAATGACCGCTCCGTAAAATGCAACATACATTCGTCGCCCGCTTGAACAGGAAAGGTAAAAACAAAATTACCAAAGGAAAAAACGCCTAACGGACAATTTATTAATTTAGGCAATTCCCGTAATTCCTCTACGCCATTATTTTTGCGGATAATCCTTTTTATTCCGGGCCGTATCTGTGCGCGTTGCGTACTTACGTTGAACACTTCAATTATTCCCGGTAAGCAAGTATGTAATTCCCGCAAACGATTTTCTATAGCATCATCCACAACAGAATTTAAGCTAGCTTCTCTATTCGTCTTTTGATCTACCATCACAGCGCCTTGCACGTTAACATGTTATACCACTCGTCTGTATGCGTATCGCCGCTATATACTACTTTTTGAACTTTATAGCGACCATCTGCATTTGTTCGTACTGTTGCTCTATCTCGAAATTCTAAGTTTTGAATATTTAACGTTGTGGTTTCGCTCGACACATACACTGTGCGACCGGGTAATACCTCAGGGTTTAACAGCGTCGTTACATCCACCCCTATTTCGGTTATCGCTGGAGTATTTAACATTCCGGTATTCGGAGTTATTTTAAACTCAACATCTTCGAATGAATCGCGAGATATAATTTTTAACATCCCCTGCTCTATCGTCCAATCGAAATTATACTCATTGCCCAATTCGTTTAATACATTTTTTGTCGGTTTAGAAACAGTGTACCCTAGTAATTTACCTTGGTTGGTATCTACCCCTTGCACTAAACCTAATGTAGTTTCGCCAAAGTCGCTAACCACCCGGTTAATAATATCCCCAAGCTTTGACCCTTCCGCTAAAGTAAAACTACTAAAGCTTTGTTCAAAATCCCGTTGCCCGTCGCCGCTGTATATAGTGGTAATAATATCCGGGCCGTTTTTTACATGGGTTACATTTTTAATTTGCCCTACATATAACGTCTTAACTCTTCCAGAGTAACCAACGTTAAAAATAATATCTTCGAATTCGTCTTGAATTTTATTACGTGACGTAATACTTAAGTTATATACGCTAATCCTAGCTAAGTTGGGGTGCCCATATAAATCTTTAATAATCTCAAAAGCTATCCTAAGCCCTTCAATTTGTAAAGCTTCCGAACTACTTTGTACTAACAAGCGGCATACGCGATTATAGTTTCTAGCCATTTTCAAGTTCACCCGGGGCGTAATGCAACAATACAACGGTTGTGCCTAGCGTATCCTTGGTTGCGTCTTGATAATTGTCGGTGATGTCGGCCATAACCAAAGAACCAATACCTAGATTAAATTGCCGTATAAGATCAACCCCCAACACTAACGCCAAGCCAAGTTTTAGCGGCGCACCACCTTCGTATATATCTAACGTCCAATACGGGCGGGTATCGTTTGCCCCTCTAACATTAAATTTTGTTTGTAACGTAAGTAATCGACCATCTACTAACGTTATTTCAAAAACAGAAGAAGGTAAATTAGTTAACGGTATTTGTTGCGGCATTAGTTAGCGCCCCCTATACGTTCCAGCAAACGAGATAAAAAGCTTTGGTCTATCGTTGTGTCAATAGGCTGCGGAAGTTGTCTACCTAAATTTTCAGGAGTAGCGCCGCTTAAGTAATCGTCTCCACGCGTATTATTTTCATCGCGAATTATTAATTGCGTCTCTGTGATTATCACCTCCATTAAATCCGCGGTAAATAATAACGCTCCGGCATCGTCCTTAGTTTTAGTTGGCCGTATGTCAAGAATCAACATGTTACGTAATATATTTAACCCGGTGACTATAGTAATTGGTTCCATCTGATATTGAAGCTTAACTAACAACGCGTAAGCTTGTTGACTGCGAGTTAAGCCGTTACCTGTAGAATCCCCTATCAAGCCTGTTATATTATCGACAACTTGACCAAACGCCACTACGCCTAACGGGGTATCGCTTATACCTGCGTCCATAGTGTAAAAACGCGGCTCCCTTACGGCGTGGTCAGTTATTTGCGCTCCGTTTTCAATTGGGTTTAGCGTAGGGCGGATAGGGGTAGAAAAACTCTCACGAATAACGGCATCTAATTGAATAGATATGTTTGCGCCTTCTATAACACGCTTTGTTCTGATAATTAAATTTTCAAAAGCCATAATAATTTTAACTCACAACAGGAGATCGCACATTGCTAGCGGCTTGTTGCAACCGCCCGTTTATAGCATCGTCAACAGTTCGGCGAACCTCTTCGATATTACCGCCATTTACATTAATGGTATTAGAATTGTTATTCGTTACACTATTAGTTGTGTTAGCGCTACTGTTGGTTTGTTGAGTAAAAGGATTTACGGGAACTATACCGCTTAATACGTTGGTTGCGGCGGCGCCTAATACCGGGGACGCATTTACATTATCAATCACCGCTTTTGCCGTAACGGTAACTTCGTCGTCCAATAGACTACGTATTACGTTCACTATACCTTTAATTTTATCAAAGGTATTTGCTATTTTATCAAAGAAACGACTTACGATATTTTGTGC